TGAAGAGGGTTTTGTGGTCAAAACACCACATCGACCTGTCGACGCAGCCGAACCTCAATAGAAAGATGGCGTGCATTGGGTCGAGTAATGGCAGATTTGCCACGATCGATCTTAAAAGTGCGTCTGATAATATCTCCTTAAAGTTTGCACGGTAGTTACTTGGCGACAAACTGATTAAGCCTTTTCAAGAGGCAAGATCCAGTCACTGTGACCAAGGGCCGCTGTACATGTTGAGCTCAATGGGAAATGCATTTACATTCCCGCTGCAGACTCTAATATTTGCAAACGTCGCAAAGGTCAGTCTCAAATCCTTAGGACTGCCGTTATGGCAGGCTGATGGATTACCCTCTTACAGTGTTTTCGGCGATGACATCATTGTCGATGGTCGTGCGTTTCGACGCGTGTGCCAGCTACTTGAACGCTGTGGGTTCATTGTAAACCAAACAAAAAGTTTCAATGAGGGACCTTTTAGAGAATCATGCGGGGGGGATTACTTCAAAGGACATGACACACGTGGTGTCTACCTCAAGAAAGATCTCCGACAGCATGCAAACTCTTATGCTGCCTTTAATCGCCTTGTTCGGTGGAGTGTTCGGTACGGTATTGCTATACCCAACATCCTCGAATGTATCTTCAGGTCAGCGCCTTTCAGGCCAGTGCCCTTCGATACCGGTGACACAGCAGGTCATCATTGGCCACGCGGACTCCTCCGAAACATCAAGCACGCCGAAGGGCTCGATTTCTATCGAGCCCTCAGGCCACGCCAAAGTTTCCGGAGAGTAGTCAACGCGTTGCCTAATGGCCTTATGTTGTCTATCCTCGGCGGTTTCGCTGTTCCATGTCGTGAGACAGAAAACAACAGCGTTGGACAAAGCCAGGTCAAGGTTGGCGTTCGCCAGCTCGATCCTAGCTACTATGTCTCTCGGGAGTCCACCCCATCATGGGACTGGATACCGAGAGCCGGACTAACAATCCGAGACTATACACATGTCGTTAGCCTGGTAAGCTAACTTCTGCTATAGTCGCGCCGGTTTATAAACAGACCGGATGGACCTCGTCCTTAAACCTCT